GCTGGAGATTATGTCAAGTTTGCAAGTAATATGAAATCTTCTGATTGGTACTCAGGACTAGACGAAGCTCGTAAAGCATATGTCGACGAGATTGTTACTGTTGCTGAAGAAGGAAAACCGTTAATGTTGTCTACAATCAAAAGGGCAGTATATGAAACTGAAACCACTGATAGCGAAAAACAGCTTGCAGATATCGCAGTAGAAATTTCTCCAGGCTTTTATGCTCAAAAGCTAACTGTACCTATGGAGCTTTTGGAGTTCGCAATTTCCTCTGCTGACGCAAGAGGTACCCAGAAAGATCCAACTAATGACGCGGATCATAAAGTTACCTTAAAGCCTGAAGAAGCAGAAACAACAGCAGCAGATGTTGGACAACCAACACATGCACCTGATGGGGATTATAAGTTAACTACTGCGAAGTACTTAAACGCGTAATTCTAACATACAAGAATAGAAGTTGATCTCCTGAT